AACACAATGCCGTTTATCATCTAATGCTTGGGCAAGCAAAAATCACCTATTACTTTGTTGTAGCGTTTTCATAGTTCATTAATGACAAGTCGCTGGTGGGGTAGCGATAAAAATTGAACTTATCTCCAATATAACCGATAGCAGTGTCAAAGTCAACACTTTTCTTTAAATCTTTTGCATTTTTTATTGTCTTTGCTATTTGGTGTTTGTTCAATGGATTTTTTAGCTCATAGTTTAAAAACTCGATGTACGCTGAAAGCCAAAAATCTTGGTTATATCTTGTTGTAATGTCATTGTCGGATAAGAAGCTTCTTCGAATTAACATAGCTTGAGAGATACATGAACCATATGCCGTTAAGCGAATAGGGTTATTATTGTCGGTAAATTGTGTGTTTTCGAGGATATATTTGGGAGCGATGCGGGCGGCACGGGCGGTTGTTTCAGTCATAACAGGATATAGCGCAGCATAGTTATTATAAAACTGCATTAAATATACACTTATAAGATCGTAATCGTAATCTTTTGCTTTATAATAATACGTGTCAAAAAGATTATCAAGAGTGATCTTATAGTTACCCATGTATCGTTGCATTTGAGGCGAACCAAGATCGGCTATGATCCTACCAGGGTAATCTTTATCTGCCATAAATCCGAATTTTTTAAGACCCGTCATGTAAAACTTAAAATTTGGACTTTCTATATATAGAAAATTTTTTGACATGTCATCGGAGTAATCAATTGCAGGAGTAATTTCTATTACAAGACCAGAAATGTGTCGAGGACACTTATTTGATAAAATATATGATGAACGGCTTAGTGGCAATTTGGAACCTATAGTGCCATAAAGGTGTTTAATCGAGTTTATATATTGATCAAAGTTCTTTGGCTTAGCGTTTTCAAATCCGTGTCCTTCGTTTGGTTTTTCAAGATAAGAAGACACCAAGTTGGTGCCTATGCCCCGGATGTGGGAGGCATATATAGTATGTACACTTTGCCATCCTTTAACGGGATTAATTGTTTGAACCGTATTTGCGTCCTGAACTAATATACCCATTCGATTTGCTTTGTTAAAATAATTCTGAAGATCACGAAAAGCATCGGCAACAAAATTAATTGCGTATACTGTGTCAGGAGAAAAATTGGTATTTTGTATTAAATTAGAAAGATGTCTTTCGGAAGGATATATTACGTTTCCTTTCTGATCAACTTTTCCATAATAGGGTGTGCGCGATGCATCAAAGAAATTATTAAATTCATTAGTTGAAACATGATTCAAATATTGCTTTCTCAAGTTAAAGCGTTGCTTTGAACTTTTTCTATTCCTTATATTTCTTCTATTTAATTTTATATTCTTTGCCATAGTTTATTACCAAATGTCTGGGTTGGACCCCCCATCTGCGCCTGGACCGGGCTCATCGGCTTCGGCCGCCGCTGATCTTTCTTTACGCAGACATGCGGCGGCTTCTTTACTAAGTTCTCCTAAGATATGCTCATCTTCGAGTTGTGTACATGAGTCTGCCAGCCCCTCGATATGTTTAAATGAGAGCCATTTAGTATTTAAAATAGTCCTCCAATCTCCCCCTGTGCCAAGATCTCCGAAATCGTGTTCAACTGTAATAACCACAAAATAGCCCCCGACTCCCAGCGTTCTTGCAGCCGATAGAGCAATCGATGTGCCATCGTCTAGTGTGTGTTGTAGCTTATCGCCTTTATATATGGTGCCATCCGGTTGCGTACCCACCTTCGGCATTTGAACAGCATTTTGAAGCGCATCTGGATCTATGTATATAATTGCACCGGGCTTTAAAGCCACGGTGCCATAGAGGTGTACAGTTGCATCATATTTTTCTCTTAATATTCCTTGTTTGTTTTCTCCTTGACCTGACATGATGTTGGCGGTTTGAAGGGCGGGTAGATCATTTCTATTAAATTTTATATTCAATAACATTTTTTTCTCGGCACTTTCCATTTTGAAATGAATAATGCCAATGTTTCTATCTTTGTCGCTGTTTCCGCGTCGTACTAGGCTGGAATTGGCTTTTTGTGTTATAGCAAAAATATCATATGATTCAGGAAATGATTGGCTATAATAATTTTTATGTGCGCTAGTCACTTTCTTTTGTGCAGTTGATAATAACAAGTATGGCATTGCAGAGAATCCACTAGATTTTAGTCTTTCAACCTCTGTTGCCGCCCACTCTTTGGGTGGCTTGGCAGCCCCAGGACCAGCCGCGCTCCTGGGAGGCCTGCCAGAAGGATGGGCGGCCGAGCCGCCTGTCCGATAATTTGTTGTCACCAGTTTATCTGGAACATAATCAACTTCCCACTCTTCGAGATTTAGTGCTGTAGCCTGTCCAGCTAGCGAAAAATGGGTCATTATTGCTTGGGGATTTTCAGTAGAAGGAGAGTTTGCGTTCAAGCTAATACGATTAGTAAGTGCATATGGAAGCAGCTTGTCCAAAAGTCCTATGACTAGATTTCTTAGATGATATTTGGTTATTTTTGGCTTTGAAACTACCTCGTTATACCAAAAAGTTCTAAAAAATTCAAGATCTATTGGAATGTCGGCTATATTAATATATCGATCATAAGGAGCGTATTGAGCAAGTTGCATATGAGGATCGGGAATTTTTATATCGCCAAATACGTATTTACCAAAACGCTTTATGGTGTCTACTGCATAAGGACCAAGATTTCCCTCCGAGTCCAACTCTTGGAAAAATGGTGTAGCATTACGTCCTGCTCCTTTTGTATATGGTCGATTGTTATAGGCTACAATCTCTAAAGCAGCCTCTATAATGTCGCCTAAAAATACAAACTGGAAGAACCTATATTGAGAAAATTCTGGTAAGTTTTTGAGAGCCTCTTCGCGCTTTGTTTCGAAGTCCTCCTCCCACTCGGGAATGTGGATCACGGTACTTCTCCCGTGCTGGTCGTACCCAGATGCCTCGATTAATTGAGCAACGTCGAGCTGTTCTCGAACCCGGTCATTCTTGAGATTACTCGCCCAATTCGGGGGCAGTCCGCTCACAGATTTCCACGGCGAATAATAACCTTTTATCAGAAGCTCACCGGGGGTGCGGTAGAGCAAGCCCGGATCCGCCACAAACCATATTGGATCAGCTTTTGGTATAGCAAGTTCGTAAACTCTAGAAGTGCCTACGGTACCTTGTTCTAATCTCAATTGGTTATAAAGCTGTCGCTTTGCGTAAAGCAGATGCCCGTCGTATGTATCTTGCGCTTCTTTTAATCTTTCTTCAGTTTGTTGCACACATCGTTTTCTGATTCGTGCTTCTTTCTTAGCGGCGTCTTTCAGTAGTTTCTCCTCCTCAGTTCCTTCCGGCATTTCGTCAATATCCGGTACCGCACTAAGCACTTCTAAGTCCCGGTGCACACCTGCTACTGCATTTTGTGCTTTAAGGAGTTGTTTGGCAACTTCAGGCGCGTCTAACAAATCTGCTGTAGGCGTTCTCTGCAAAACTTCAGAGTATCCAACAAAATTTATTGTCATCCGAACTGTAAGATCCGTATCTATAATAATATCATGATTCTTTAATACTAAAGTAAGTATCTCAGCTTGTTCGTTGATGGCAGCTACAGTCTTCTTGCCATGGGTTGTTTTCTTGCCGGATTGGGGCGGACGTGCTTGCTGCCTATCCAGTTTTGCTGTGACACCGGGGTCGAATCGCGTGCCAAGAGCTTCCATCTGTGCCTTCGTTTCTTCTGATATGTCTTCAAGGGGCGACGAGCGCCGTATGTGTTCCTCGTTGAGCCGGTTTATCGATAAACTGTCGTTTGCATAATAATAGCCTAGTTTTAGTTTAATACGTAGTTCGTCCTCGTTATATATTCTATCACAATTGCCAGTCTTTAAAACGGAGCCCGGATTCAATTTAATTAAATCAATCCAAGCTATTCCGTCTTTTGTAAGACTCTTGGGTGGGTTTTTCGGCAAGTCTTTGGGAACATGTCGAAAAAATAAATTCTGTAGATTATGTGTCTCAATTGTTACCGAAACTTCGATATTGGATTCTACTTGCGCTGGATTGCCTCCTAGTCTTTTGATACTCAAACCTGTTATACCGACTTTGGGCGCATCCTCGATAGTATCCCACGCTTCTGCCTCTGCGATCTTTGTTGCGTATTTGTCCTTCCGATTCTCATTTCCCTTTTGACGCCATAAATCATCTAGCCACGCAGATTTGAATTCTACTGGATATCCTTCTGGGCGGGCTGGATCGGGATATACCTTCCACAAGCTCACATCTGCTTGGAGTTGACTGGTAACAGATGATTCTAGGTCGAATATATTAAAATACTGGGTCGGAGTGAACGTACTAAGTGTTGTATGGGCATTAGGGTCATCTGTGGGAAGAACAGCGGCTGGCTCTCCTGTCTTAAGGTGACCGTTTTTATCTCTATCGTCACCGACAAGTCGCACGATAGCAACAGGAGGTGGTCCCAGGGCCGGGGTCTTGAGGTGATCATCCTCCTTGATACCAGGGAACGCTTTGTTCCTTCCGGTTGCATTAAGTATACGCTGTATGTTATTTATTAAATAACTTTGCGCTCGCTCTCTTTGTGTATATACAGGTTGGTCGGGCATTGTCTATAAAATCTCTAATAATCTGTCTATAGGTAACGGAACATATATACGCATACCCGCTTTGAGATGTCCTTCAGTTGGTGCTTGGTTATAACGAGCAATTACCCACCAGTATTCTGAGTTGCCATAATATGTATTTGCTAATTTATAGAATCTGTCTCCCGTTTTCCATATATGCTCTACATCGGTAACGGCTTCTAATTCGCGGAAAGTTGGTTCGCGGGTTACAGGCGTTGCCCATTGTCTAATTCCTGATATTTTTTTTCGATTCAAAATATCATGATAGCGTGAGTTAACGTTTCTAAAGAATCGTCTCCCCAGGGTTCGGCTTCGTGATGACATCTTAAATCCTCCTGTAACTAATTAGCTATAATACAATTATTTTAGTAGAATGGAGTCTTTAATTTCTTCCAATGAACGGGGCTCGTCTTCTGGACGGTTCATTCTTGCCTCTATTTCTTCGCCGCCAAGGTCGATAGGCGATGGTGAACCTATACTCATTTCATCCAGAACGCCTTCAATGTCCCCATATTTCCCCACGCCCCTAATGTACCCAATGGCTTCTGGTGCCTTTCCTGTTTCGTCAGGCTGACAATATGGCGCAACCGAATGTGGAGAGAATTCGTCTCCCCCAGTTCCGTGCGGCCAATTAGAAACTGCTCCATCTTCTCCTGTGAACGACCATCCCACAGAACCCTCTGTGCGCGGGCTTCCACCGAAACACAAAGGTCTTGAATGAAGTGCTAACATAGATATATTAACACTAACTGCTTTTGGATACACAGCGCCTGCTTCTCCGTGATAAACATACTCTTGCTCCTTTAAGGTTGCTCCCGGTTGCTGACCCTTACTGAACCATCGGTCATCTAATAATTGTCCTATATTTTTTGATGATGGCTCTGCGTATCCTTGACCACCTATATAGTTGTCCACGACTTGATCTGGCATTTTATCACTTACGGGTGTTGAACCGTAATCAAATACGCCTGCATCAAAATTTATTTCAAAATCAAAACTGGTAACCTTGACTGTTTGATTTCTTAAAAGAGTTCCAAAATTAACAATATATGATACCTGACTGTGGTAAGCCCAATCGAATACTGCCCGATCACTAACTTGATTAATATCGGATACTGCCCACGTACCATATGGTGAACGAGCGAGTTTTGAACAATACTCTAGATTTGCTTTGGCTTCATGCACATTTCGTGCGGCTAAAGTAAAGCGAAGATCGATGGTTCTCTCTGTATTACTATATCTTACTCTTGGATTTATTTGTCCAAAAATATGCTCAATGACTATTTTTGGTTTATATTTTTCAGAATAATTTTCTAAAATAATATATTTTGCATCTAACGTAACAACACCATCTGCGGACTGTATTATGAGAGGAGGATAAGATTGATCTCCAATTTGCTTAAGAAAACTATATTGGTCTTTGCCTCCGGTTCGTTTAGTCATATGTGTTTACCTATAAGAAGGATAATTGTGGGGTAGTGGCTGCCAATCATCTGCTGTATATTGATCGATCCATACGTCACCCTGAATCGAAAGTTCGATTCGTGCTGGATATATTTCGTCTTCTCCGTGGAGTCCTCCAGTGCCTTTGCTAGTAATAAATCCAGCTTCCGTGTCTGGGCTGTATTCTAGGGATTGAATATATATCCCTATGCCATCAGAATTAATTCTTAAATGAGTGTCTTTCAAGCCGGAACCGACGAAGATTTGTTCTCTAGCTGTATTTATAAACTTTAAGCCACGAACTCTGATGAGGGTTCCGGGAGCAGCTACGGTATTGTTTGTGTTTCGTCTTGGATACATCATACACATTAATAAATTCAGACTTTGTTCGTTATAGCGTGCCTCTTCCAAAGAAGCGCTAGCCACATAAAAATTAAAAGAAATTTTCCTCATTGTGTTTTGGGTACGAACGAGCGGATCTGTTTCTTTATAAAGCATTTTCATTTTCAATTCTGATGCGTGAGAATCGGTAAACGAAGTAACTGTGCCTGGAAACTCAACTGAATGTCCTGTGGCTACATGTGTAAACGTTAATGTATATCCTTGCTGATCAGCCCAGCTAGCAAGGGACAACTCTTTGTGGACACCATTGTACAGTTTCCTATTTTCTTTTTCAACTAAGAAGCCCATTATACTGCTGTAACCCCTGGTATCGTTTTGAGCGCACGCTTCACGCCAGCGGTCATCTGTTCGTGTGTCATGACAACTTGCTGATTCTGTTTGACCTCGTTTGTAGTGATCACCGTGCCAAGTCGTTCCACGACTCTTTCAAGAAGATGATTTGTTCGCGTGATTCCCATTGCATCACGCCCAGACTGCGTAAGCGGAATTACTGCTTCATTGGCATGGAGCGTGGCTGTGGTTGCTGGTTGTGTGCTCTTGGTCTGACGGGAAGATAACACGTTAGTTGTTCCGAACCTCCCTTTCTGGAAGGATTGTTTCTGTTTTCCGGGCATACTAGTACCCGCCCACGCGCCGAGTCCTGCCCCGGCAAGGGCTCCGATGACCACCCCCCATGGTCCCCCCAGGATGCCAGCTTTCGCTCCTATGAGGGCTCCTCCAAGCGCTCCAGTGATTGCCCCGGCGATGCCCCATTTCGCTTTCCGACTCTTCAACTCTGGGTCTTGAGTCCCTGCCCAGTTGTTCCAAGCCTTCATGAGCCCGGTGAGTCCAACGGCAATCCCGCCAAGAACGAAAATCAAGGGTCCGATGGTGGCCAGGAGTCCGCCGCCGAGTCCCGGTGGGCCCATCAGTTTGCCATGAAGCAGCGCCATCATTCCGAGCGATTTTTCCGAGATTTGGACGAACATTGGAGCGAAGCGTGTTCCTCGGAGTAGAAATTTGGTAATCAAACCCATGGCAATAGCGCTTCCACCAAGCCCCATAATCATTTTTCCAGTTGGGCTCAATCCCCCGAGGAAGCTGCTTACAGTCCCTATCATCCCCTTTAATACCTGTAATGGCTTCTCCATGCTTACTGCAAACTGCATTACCAGAATTTGTAATTCGGTCCATAAATCCCGACCTTCTTTCAGAAGTTCGTTCATTTTGGTCTGACTGAGCCCCACTTTATTCATGGCGGCTTCCATTTTACTTGTTTGTTCTTCTTGGAGCATCATCATCCGTACTTGTTCGACGGACATCCCCATTGCATCGGCTATAGCGTTTTGCTGCCAATATCCCAAATTTTCAAAGCTGCCAACAGATTGTTCGATAGAGCTTCGGAATAATTCCATAGCTGCGGCAGGTCCACCCTCTTCTATAGTTCGAAGAATTTCCATTGTGTCAATAAGAGGGCGTCCACCCATTTGACCAAGAACGGCATTTAGGCTTCCTGCTGCCTGGGCTGCTGATTCAAATGTGTCAAACTGAGTACCAAATGCTACAATGTCGGACATTCCCATGCCTGTTAGTTTCGAAGCGGCATAAACATCTTTTAGAACGCTTTCTAGCCTTTGTCCATATATTGCAAGCTGTGGTATTACGTCGCTGGTTTCTTCCAAAACCTTATTTAGATCGTCGCCAAAAGCATTGGCAACGCCCATTATAGTTTTTTGAAGTCTTCTAGCTTGCGGAATTGATTGTTTAGTTGTTCTTGTAACATTCTGCAAAAACTTAGTTGTAGTGGCAGTAGCAACACCAAATTGTTCAAATTGAGTAGTTTCTTGCAGCAGAAGTTCTTGCATGTCGTCGGATATTAACAAAAACTCTGAAAATCCGCCTATCATTGTTTGGAGTGCGGCAGTTTGTTCACCCATCGTTACGCCTAAACGACGATTTTGGAATTCTGATGCCTTCAACATACCTTTATATTGATTGCCTGTTCCTGTGGCTTTGGCAAATGCGGAAGTAGCTACATCAATTTCTTTAGTTAATTCATAGGAACCTTCTGTGAACTTCCTTAATGTTGAAATTCCGATATTAAAACCTGAAAGAGTTTCTTTTGAGGTTTTTGCCAACTGTCCTAAAACATCGGTGAATTTCTCGCTATTTTGAATTGCCTGGCCAAATGATTCTATAAATGTGTCCCCGCTGATTTTTTGAACTCCTGTCAATCGCGTGATCAGTAGTTCGGCTTGATAATCAAGCCCTGCAAGAGCTTTCGTGGCGCTGTCCGTGTTGCGTGACGCAACATTTATTATCTCTGCCAACGCCTTTAGATCACTGGAGATTATTTCAACCGAGTCGGATGATCCACGAAGCCTTTCGTTAAAGTTATCTAGTTGGGTATTGAAAGCTTTAAGCTCTGGATAATCCCTTAGTAGCTCTCTGAGCTTCACTACTTGGCGTCGAATCTGTGGTCCAGTCAGCGGGGTGTCATTATTATCATTATTATCATTATTATCATTACCCACGTTTCAATTCTCTCCTATTTAAATGGCCAAACGATTCCGGTTTCTTTTTCGAAGCTTCGTATAGCCTTGTTTAGTGCGAACTTATTTTTTGTCACTTTGGGGTCGTTTAATCCATGCTTGTGCATGGCTTCAAGATATTTTTTTTCTGAGCCGAGTGCTTTTGAAAAAGAGTTGACTTGGCTCCTAGTGCCTACAACTTCGACTGGCAGCGAGTGACCCCCGAACATTGCGCCCATCATTGCTTTTACATTTGCGCCGAACATTGAAAGCCAGCTTTCATTAATAGAGTCGCCAATTGTTAAGTCAATCTTAATTGGAATTAAATCATTTGTATCATTCATAGGGATCCCTCCTTACACTACCGTCTTTTTTAATTAGTTCCATAAAAAAAGAAAATTGGGCGTTAACCCAATTTTCTCGTAGTTTAGCCTTAAGAACTATTTTTTGCCCTTCGATTCGCCTTGTCAACTTGTTCGTTTTGTTCTTCGAAATGTTGTGATAATCTTTTTACAAACCAATTTCTTAAACCAATTGGTAAATTATATGCTTCCACAAAGCTCCAATTTCCATGCTGTTTTAAATAAAAGAAATGCTCATAGACCATTTCCATATAATTATTATCCAGGCCAAAAAAAGTCCGCTGTCAACGGCACCTCCATTTCGGATTCATAACCGCAGTTTGAGCAAGAGTATAGTTGTGTCATATCAATATTTGGGGTTGCACCTTGTACACAAGCGCGTAGAAAGCGCGAATCAAGGGCGGGCATTGCGTCAACAAAGTCACTTATCTCGTTTCCATTGGTTACATCATTAACCGAAATGAGCAGCCTTTTTAATAAATCGGTCGAAACAGCATCAGGTAAGTTTAATTTTGATTTCTTATTAGCTGCTTCAGTAAGGTATTTTTCATCGCGCCCAGTTAATAATCTAAATTCAACTTCATATTGTGTTTTTGGTAGCGTTGTTACAAATGTCCCATGTGGTGTTACTTGAACTTCTTCGACATCCTCAGATGCTATAGTGCCCTGATCAAGTCTCACGTCATTAAGATCAAAGGTGCTATCCGTTGCTGTATTACAGCCTGGACAAGTGACCTTGGTTTGGTAATCTGCGCCATATCCAGAAATTCTTGCAGCAAGGATTAATGCGCTTTTATCACCCACAAGCATATCATTAGTCTGAATTTCTTCATTAACTAAAATATTTTCTAACAATCGATCAATTGCAAGACCTTTACGCAAAAGAGTTTGTGAAGTAAGAATATCTTCATCTTTCGCGGTCATATAGCGTATTTCAACGGTATCTTGTTTATATAGTGGATGCCCTGGGGGATAATATTTTCCTCCCGATGGAAGCTCCACAAACTCCGTAGGAGTTACGTATGAGAGTGTCCCTCTTGGTGATGCCGGTGTCGGTTCAACAGGAGGATCATTCTCTAAAGCAGCCTCTGATGCTTCCTTTGCACCAGTGCGTGCTTGGTTATTTCTAGCCATTTACACCTCTGTATTTATTATTTTATGTTTATAGTATAAACTATATATTACGTTTTTTAAAAAATTAATTACGTAATTTCTTGTCTTTACCCGCCTTTCGGGGGTCGTAATTTCGAGCCTTGTCCGGCCATTTTCTTATACTGCGCCCAATCATATCTTAATGTGAGGCTTATCTCGACCATTTCATCCGAGTCGTAAGAATGAGCACCAAAGTTAACCTCTGTAATAAACGCATTAATCAAGGACCATTCACCTATAATCCTTGTTTCGTTTGTGCCGCTTGTGCCAAGCTCTTTAATTTTAACATCGCCAAGTGAATTAACAGCGGACTCTTTAGTAATTGTTGTGGAGGTTGCTTCTCCAAAATCTCTAGGTTGCTGAACCCCGATGTCTGACAGATATTCATATAGAAGCTCTGTTGAGCCAGGAGTTATAGCGTCAACAAGGGTCATTCCAACTGTGTTCCAATTCATTCTGCCGGGATAGTAAAAAGTATGATTAAAGAATCTATGCTCCTGCTCGCCAATCGTATAGCTGGGGCGATCCGCAGTTTTACAAGCAAATTGTAGTTCCGTCTGTGACACACCGGGCTGCAAGCTTATAAGAAATCTAAACTGGCGTTTTGGCTCTAAGTCTTTTGATGACCAAAAATTCTGTGACATTTATTTGTTTCTCCTGTTCCTATAATACATAGTTCTTTTATCATTAATCTTCAAAACCGGCACCTGTATTTGTGATAACAAAGTCAAGAGCGATGAATTCGATGGCACGGGCAGGCTTTAAGAAAATCTTAGCATATAAGACATTTCTGTCGATCAACTCGGGGGTTGTCGTGGTTTCATCAAGCACAACCTTAAAATCTGTAAGCCCAAGCCGAGCCTGGACACTTCGCAAGAAGGGGTTAACCTTATTCAAGAATCGATCCCAAGTTGCTTGCACATTCTGGTCGAATAGGATTGTAGCCGCCATTCTTGAAATCTCTTTCTTGACAAAAATCATTAAGCGACGTACATTAATTCTATCAAGCGCCGAGGGTGTCACCTGTAATGTCTTTTGTCCGAAGATTACGATACCCTCTGCGGGGAATGTAGCAATCGGATTAATATTTGACTCATAGAGATCGTCACGATTCTTAGAAGTTAGTCGTTCGCGGGTCTGGATTACTGGAAGTCCAGCAGATCCTTCGGTTAGTCCCCCCCTTGTAAAGCCAGCGGGTGCGAACCAAAGTTCACTCTTCTTCTGTGCACTGGAAAATGTTCCAAGCGCTACAATACTGGGTGGTGCCCAAAGAAGGCTGTCAGTAATAGTGTCGCGAATTTGAACCCAGGGATAGTAAGCACATCCGTAACTTGAGTTAATTTTTCTATTTCTCAAATTTGTTACTGCGGTGGAAACGGACCCTAAGTTTGAAGCTACTGAGTTTGTGTTCTCTGTCTCTGCATAAAATCCGGTATCCAAATCGATAACCGCCAGGGAATCGCCGCGAGATTCGCAAACCTCAATCATATGATTGGTAACACCCGTGTTCCAAATACCGGGGGCTGCCATTAAATTATATTCGACATTTTCTGGATCGGCAACTGTATCGATTGCGCGTCTCAGAGAATAATAGCCGTAGTTTGTCGTATCTGCTTGGTTGGTTGCAAGGTCGGTATTGTTAAAAGGCTCTTTGTCCATAACATCTAGTCCATTGAACCCGCCATATAGAGGAACCGTAAAGCGGTTATATCCAACATCAAGAACTTCTGTATACGCTCCACTGACTGCGGTAAAAGAATTACCGGCGAGGCGTGAGCCAGAGATCCAAATACCTACGCCATCGGCATTTCCGGCGACTGCCGTACTTATGTCGTCAAGCGAGAATAAATATGAATATTCAGTGGCGGCAGCCTTGGTGAAAGAATCGCCGCCGACCGGCATAGGATAAAGTATGTCTCCATAGCTATCTTCATGCCTATTGTTGCTAGCTTGCGTGGTATCGATTCCAAAATAAGCATCTTTTGGATTTGAGACGCCGCCAGCGGAAGCACTTACTCTCAATGGGATGCTTGGGAAATAACCTTTGAGGGATCCAGGGCTTCCGACTCCCGCACCGGGACCGACATCATCGGGGTCGGCACCGCCACTCATGTTCATGAATGGTTTGGTGCCGATGTGCTCGAATTCCTGACCCGGAATCTTTGTACCACCAAAAACCCAGTTATTTTGCCCAGAGGCATCAGGGCTTGTGGGACTTGAGCTACTGATGTACGACCATGAATTTGGGCGGAGCGGTCCATACGAACCAAATGGTAGATATCTTGAATCGGTTGCGCCAGCGTCAACATCAGAGTTCATCTCTACACGAACATATTTTGATGCATTAGCATAATTTCCATATATTCTATGTCGTCTTTCGGTATCATCCCATGAAAGATATTGATCTCCGATTACTCTTGCGATGTAGCGAGGAGAGTTTGGGTTAAGGCTCACAGCACTAAATCTTTCTATAATCACAGGTGCATTGTCACTATCTCTAGCGTCTCTCACCTCTACGCTGAAAGAGCCATAAGAATTAAAATCAGTTGAGGAAACTTTAATATCCGTGATGGAAATTTTTAGTTTCTTCATTTCGTCTTCACCTGCATCAAGCGTGTGGAACTTAAATAATTGTTTTACGCGAGCGGTGCCTAAAATATCATAAGATGTATTCGATGATTGAAGATCCTGTGAAACAATCCATGGAGTTTGGGCAGCCTGAAATGCCATTCTGAAATCTGCTCCGTACTCGCTTCCACTGGCGATCCCAAGAATAGCGCCCCAAGCTTCTCCCGCGTTTGCGCCAGTAACATAAGTCGCTAAGTGCCTTTCGAAAGAGCCGCCTAGCCAATAAGTCTCTTGTTGGGCAGTATTCGTAATTGCGCTGTTAACCAATGTGGGATTGGTGTTAAATACTTTTCTAATATATTTTGAAGACGACGGGGTAAAGTTAAAAGCTGTTTCTTTTTGAACGTTTCCGTCAGCATCATAAATTATTGCATACCATTCATTAGCAACCGCGCCTGCATAGGTGTTTGTTCCTACTGGCGTAGTCGTATCCAGAGATCTAATAAGTGTAGCACTACCGGTACCAATAGTGCCGCCCGCTCCAGTGGCGTCTGCATCTCTCATAGTCCCCGAGAGCACAATGGTTCCTTCGTTTAGATACCAGACCGCGCCCAAGGCTCCAGTCATAATTTGGAGACTAGCATCTTGCCCGTCTCCAGATCCAGAAGGGAAAGCCCAGAATCCATATGCCCCGCCGTTGGTAGCATTGATGGTGGTGTTGACTTTCGGAGTTCCTTTTGTGCCAGGAGTCCAGCCTGCCTTGCCAGCATTGGTGGCAGAAGTGGCTTGTGCGCCAAGGACGCGAACCATTGTAACTGCATTGCTATTTCTTAAATAAGCTTGAGCGGCATAAGCTGCATAAGTTGGAGCAAGGTAATTACCATCACGCCAAACATCGCCGCCTTGTCCACCAGGAATGGGATTACCAAAGATTTGAACAAATTCGGAAAATGAACCAACTTTAACTGGCCTCATTGCTGGTCCACGCTCTGTGCGTCCTATAATTACTGGTCCCATTTCTGCTGGGAGGGCGGGTAATTCCGAGTTATCTATTTCATCAATAAAAATACCGGGTGAAATAAACTTAAAAGATCTAGCTGCCATTACTAAGTGTCTCCTTGCACTGCTTCAAAAAATATCAATAATGAAGTTCTTCTATTCTTCCTATCGTTAATAAATAGTTGAACAAAAGGCGAAAGCCCCAAATAAGTCAAAACTACTCTCGATAAAATGGGACATTTCCACTGATGTGTAAGTGTTCTGGAATGTCCCCAAATATCACATGTTCACGGGGCAGTTTGACTTCAACAGCGTTTTCGCGTCTAACAATTTTTGGTCGATCTTCGTTTTTATCACCACCAATAATATATCCTCGAACTCTAAAAGATATTTGCGTTTGATAGCCGCGAGGTTCCTCCATAAGAGCAGCGGCATTATTATTTAATTCGTAGCTAGGATCTATAAATACCTCGAAACTGTGTCCGTCTTTGTAAACATTAAAATGATTTAGACCACCCGGAGTCGTCATAAAGGGAGTCACAGCTTCATTAATTTGTTGTTGATATTCGGATTTAATTATCAACGTATATCCGATTTCTAAATAAATCGGAATCGGCATTGTGATTGTCTCATACACAACTTTTGAATTTTTTCTTGGAAAATTATTTTGCCCAGTTCCAATTAGCGATGTATTTATTAATAATCTTTTAGAATCAGCATTGGCAAAATTAGCTGTTTTATCTTGCTTGATAACTCTAGCAACCGTCATTGTACCACCCTTATTATCTTGGCGATTTGGAACAGATGCATAAAGTGCGCCTCGTTTAGTCACATCTTTTTCTACTGAGATTCTCTCAAGAGTCATAATAGGATATATTAGCCAACCATTGGCATCTCTCAGATCTTTATTGTGTTTAATTTGATAAGCACGTTCCGCTCCGACCCAAATAAAAGGTATTTTGTTAAAGCCTTTATTCGTTGTACAAAATATATTTAACTCATCATCAATATAGTCAAACAATGCACGATCAATAGTTTCTATTGTCGATGGCATAAACTGAATTTCTTGAAGAGGCAGCAGATCTTGGTTTCTTGAATTATCAGGTGGCATCGAATAGTCCCTCTCTTGAATATGAACAAGTAGCTACAATTTCAAATTTATGATCAATTTGTCCAAATAATTGTCTTGCCCATGAAATGGCTGTTATCTCATAAAAATAATCACCATACAATACAAAATCACCCTCTCTAACATACAGATCCTGATCTTCAATTAATCTTCTTTTATGGAAATAGATTGTAATTATGTTTGACTTGTCAATCCCAACGTGTTCCTCGGCTTTGGTTTCTGTGGCTTCGTAATTAACAAGCGCATATACTCTTATTGGATTAAGAAATGATTTTTCTATAGCCTCACCATATAAATCATTGTAATTTGTAATACTTTGATCTATTGGATAATATATAACTTGTTGTCCAATGACCCGCTCAATAAGTTCGTCATTAACTTGTTTAACAAGATTTCTTTCCTTTTCTCCAAGAAATAATGGGGGAGGTGGTTGCGCTGGTTGCGACCATTTATCGTCAGCCATATATTACCTCCTATCCGACAAACACGCCTGCTGGTATGTTTTGGTTAATTGTATTGATGGCCCCGGCTACGGTAGCATCTTTCTCTGCCAGTGCTTGATATGTTAATTGATCAAGCGTCTCTTTTAGTTCTGTTCTTAAATTAGTTTGTTCTTCTCTACCTTCAGTAATTAGCGCTGGACCATTAAGGGTAACTGATTCGCCTGGAATTGGTACAGTGGCGAATTTGGAACGAACATGACCTAAAGTTTCTTTTGCTAACGAAAGCGCAAATCTGCGAACCCATTGCTTTCCAATCGAATTAATATTTTGGTAGGGAATATTTCCGAAGGGGATCGTGTTCATGTTGTTGATTCCATCAGTGAGAGAACCAGAAGATGCAGTCCAAGCATCTTCAACAATTCTAAAATTAAACCAAAAATAACTTGGCGTTACCGCACTGGAGGGTGGGGTGGGAAATATCCTTAAAATATTATTCCTTAACTCAAAAGAGTAATGGGAATTTCTTGTATATATTGAATCTTCGAATGCCATGGCTTGTGCTTTATTTTGCCAAACTGGAACTAGCTGAAAAGTTGAGTCATCGGCGTATTGTCCATAATTAGCTAAATTACCAACGGTATTTAAGCCGCCATAATAACCAAAAAACCTCCACATAGACGCTGGTGTTCTGTAATATACTTTATCAACAATGATTTTGCTGCCGCTTGTAAAACCAGCATAGGGAACCGGATTTGATGTGGCAGCATCCACATTGTGCACGCTTGCGCTATTTAAAATTTCTTGTAGATCGTAGTCCTGAACACTTCCAATTGATTTAAACGAGGCTGAATATATCCTTGTGGCACCTCCCGCTCGTGCATTTGTTGAAAATGCTTCCGCTACTCTTTGTGCATATGAAAATGTAGATTTTGGATACTTAAGAGCAACATGCGTGCCGCTAAGACTTGACGACAAGGTTCCCGCGAGCAATGTGCCGTCGCGGTTAAAAGTTCCAGTTGTCATACCTAAGACATCAGATAAGATATTTTTTGCCTGATGCATGTTAACAATATAAGAATATTCTAAAACAGCTTCCTCATATCCGGCATAAACGCTCCCGGTGGTGATCTCAAGGTCTAGTATATCTCCACCAAGTTTCTTAAATGTATATGCAACTTGCTCAGCGGCTCCTGATAAAAACTCTACGGAGCCCGTAAACATGCCAAAAGGACATTCTGCCGCAACGCTCCCTGCTGCTCCAGTGGTGGGAAGTCTGATTGCGCTAATAGTACTTTGTGGGGTAAGGGTCGGAATCGCCATTAAATATAAGTCTCCTCACCTTAAATAGTTGAGCGATAAAAGAAAGCCCCCGCCATTTGAGTGACGAGGGCAATCTTTTTGCGCTATTGTTTATCTTGTTCTATTAAACGAGGTCAACAACAATAACTAGTCCATACATATCAGGACGAACCATCTTCTTACCGTAGCGCGTCATGACTCCCTTGCGGGGCACGAAGTCTTCGGTTCCGAAGATAGTCGGCGTGACTTGTAGTGGAACATATGGAGCATAGACATATCCACTCTCTAAGAAGGATCCACCCTTGCGACCAACGAGAACGAGGTTGCGAGGGAAATAGGGGTCTACAAAGACATCCCATTTCTTAGACAGAGAACCTGTCTTCACAGCACCAACAGTACCCTTGTCAACGTCACCAGTGACATTTGCACGGAATCCGGCAGTGAACTCAAGGATGTTCGCCACTTCAGGTGAAACCACGATGAAGTTTGCGCCGCCTCTTAAGGTCTTGCGGTGAATCTGTGCAGAGACATCATTGATTGTCTCAACAAGAGTCTCATACCATTCGGAAACGGTACCCGTGAAGTCGGGGGTTGCTGTAGCAGCACCAACTTCCTGCCCACCTGACGCGCCTGTTCTGTTAACAAACTTGCCAGCGTGGCGGGACCAATAGTAGCTACCAGCAGTTGCACCCTTAACCAGATCTTCGAGAATCTCGCGATCAATCTCAAGAGCAATTTGCTCTGAGAGGATTGAAGTTAGCTCGACCTCGGCATCCAGGTTGTGATAGGCATTCAGATCCTGTCCCAACTCGGGTGTCCACTTAGCTTTGAGCTTCTTGGTCATCGCGGTGATACTCACAGAGTCAACCTTGATGTCGATCTCTGGGATGTAGCCTTCTTCAGCACCAATAGAGTTGGTTGCTTCCTCAAGACCCCAAAGAGGATCACCAATTACGGAACCAAGAGCATTACTAACGACGAAATCATCATCGATAGAGTATGCAAAGGTAAGACTGTTATCACCACCAGTACCGTCTCCATTAGTGTAAGAAGCCGATAATTGCGCTACTGTACGACTATCAGAGTGGAAGAACACCAACGCATGTGTTGGGTCGCCATCAGACGGTTGCCAAAGCCCATTGTCTGAACCAGAAAAAGCGGTCAAACGACGTGCCTGTCCGTCACTGGCGTTAGCCATAGTTCCAGAAAGAGAAACCAAGTTATTTAGGTTAACCTGTGATAACGTGCTAAGCAGAATCTTACCAACATACACATTAGTTGTCCCAGAAGTGAAGTCTGGATCGAAACGACAAAGCCTCTCTAATGTACCTGATACGGCTTGTGCACCTTCACCGGTGTTACATTGAAGACCAACGTTATGGAGTCTAGCCTGCTTCGTACCACCGTCTCCCACACTACTCGCTCCGAAACATCCTGAAATGACAGGAATAATGTTGGTTGTAGTCAAAGAACCAGTCGGAGAAGAATAACCATTGTTAAGGTTGTAAAAACTCTTCTCATTATCTGGAGCAGCTAAGCTAACACCACCAGTGATTTCGGCACCAACTTTGCCACCACCATAAAGTGAGTTACCATTGATCATCCCCGCTCTAGCCGCTTGTTCATCAGAAGTGGTAAAGTCAAGGAAGAAAATGAGCCCACTTGGGAGACTCATTGGTTGAACGCTTACGAGATCGTTAGCGATCAGTCCGCCGAATACACGACGAACGATTGGAAATGCAACAGCCGCGAAGCCCTCTACATCACCACCAGCCATTGACGAAGTTTCACGAAGAAGCTCCTTGGCTTGGTTTTCAAGAAGACGAGCCATGCTGTTTCTTGTTCGGTCATTGTCTAAACCTTCCAGAAGTCCGGTACGTTCCCACTTTGATAAAAGTGCAGCACCTTCCTTTGAAAGATCTCTATCAACAATGCCCTCAGTTAATTTATTTAATACGGACATTATTTATTACCTCCTTTAATGCCTGCTAACGCTCTCATCCGATCAAAGTGTGGATTTTGAGCGTTATGTGCTTCCCTTCTTCGGGGGAGCGTTGGCGACGGTTTCTCTACTACTTCGCGTAGTGATTGTGGAGATCTGTTATTTCTAGAACTTCCCACTGCGCTTTGAAGGGTTTCGTAAATAACCTTCGCCTCTTCTACAGAATCTGCGTTTGAAATAGACTCGACAATTTTAATTTTTTGTCGCTCATTCAAGGAGGTGCTATTTAATACACGATTAGTATAAAGTAAACGAGCGTTGGAAAGATTAATTTTTTCCAATCGCTCTTTAAGATGTAAAACTGTTTTTTGTAATTTGCTTGCCTTTGTTTTATAGGCTTCCACTTGCTCCATATACATGCCTGCTTCTTCTCTAGCTTTTTCTAGTGCGGCATGTTCTTCTGCAAGTTCATCGTCCTTAAGGGCGGCAAGGTGAACTTTTTGTCCCTCTAAATTTCTAGC